GCCTGCAAAATTCTTCCATGTTGGGGCTGGGGATACATCAAAATAATACTCTAGCATTTCATAGCAAATATGAATGCCGTAAGAATCTATAATTGCATCTGCTGCCCAGGCCTCTGCCCATCTGTTTAAGTTTGGTTTTTGATTATACTTAAACTTATAGTGCTTTTCAAACTTGCTGAGCAAAGCCATCTGGTCTTTGCGATCAGCCATTTACTTAGCCTCTACCTCAGCAGCAGCTTCCTTGACCTTGGCAGCTAGCTTATCTTCAACAAAAGCATATACTCGCTCAAAAGCGTCATTAGTGTTTTCGCCTTCACGCTTGTTGTCTTGAACCTCTACGTCAATTCTTAGAGACTGAAAGTTGCCTAAATTAAGCGTATAGCCTAATGCTACACGAACCTTAGTGTCTTCGTTATTCATACCCGTTTTCTTCCTATATAGACTCTGACCAAATTGGTATAAATCTACCATCTTCGGTTTTGGTATATGTAAGTATACCATCGCCCATTCTCCGTGTCAACTCCTGTGGGGAGGGCGTTATATCATTTGTAATTAATTTATCTTTTCTTGGTCTACCCATATGGTAGGAGGCAAGTATATCACGAATTTCCCTTACCTGTGATTCAGAATAATAGCTTCGCACTTGCCATCCAGTTGCCCCGCCCTTTTGTGAGCCAGTTGGAAATGGGATTATACCACGTTTCATTAAATTTGGCAAGTACTTTTTGTGCCTATTTACAAGCTGGGCAGTTTGACCAACCGTATAAGCTCTTTCTCTATTTTTCTTAAAATCAGAAATTAGGCAACTCTCTATCTGATCTTTAATAATATTAAAGACTGACATAATTCCATTAGATTTATTTAAATGATGAATTCTTACTAAGTCGCCATTTAAGAACCAAACCTTTTTATTTCCAGGAATTACAGGTGCATTATTATAAGATTCCATATCCATTAATGGCATGGATATCCCCTAGCTTGGAAGTCCAATAGCAATAATGTTTATACGTATTGAGGCAGTACCGCTTGTACTAAATCGAACAACACCTTCAACTCTAGATGAGGTAACTGATGTAATTGTTACAGATACGTCTGTTCCGCTATCTGTTACTGATACAGCTTCTGGAGTTGCAGTAACAATTGGTGGATATTTAAAATCTGAGCTTGCAAAATTATAAGTAAAGGGTATCTTTTGGCCAGCATTTACAGAGAAGTTTTGAGCAAGATCGTAGGCTCCTGCCACAATTCTCATATCTGTAACCTTAACGTCCTGCCTTGCAATAGATGCCCTGGGACTTTCAATAGATGCATATTTTTTGGATGAGTATGATAGCTCCTTAGACAAATCATTTACTGCCCCAGCTATTGTAGCAACATAGCTTAAGTCTAATGGCTGACCACGTTCGGGAATCGGAATAATTGGCATTTTTCTCCTAAACTAATATTATACCAAAGATATGACGCTAGATTCATAAATTTCTAGAGTCTCGCTTTTTTCCTTAGAAATACTAGATATTTGGATAGCAAACTGTATAGAGGTTGTGGCATTAGTTAAAAAACTATAACTTTGACCAGTTACAGTTCCATGATAGGCATATGCACCAGAATCAGATTTAATAAAAATATCGTAATTATTTCTTAGCTCTGGATCAATCCAGGCTATATTAACTAATTTATTATTTATAGAGGATGTAACATTAGATGCCAGTAATGGTGTAGGCGTTATAGCATTTAGCTCAAATGTTGGTGACCACGCAGAAACTCTATTTTTATCCTGAGAGACTATTCTATATCTAACAAAATATTTATTGTCTGATGTGACACTGGGTAGCGTAGACTTTGGAATCACAACTTTTTTAATTCCACGATCCGCCATTATTCTACTCCAATGGTTATTCTAAATTCTATATAATTTGCAGTATTGGCTAGCTTAACAATTGGTAATGCCCCATCTGTTTTTAGCACTGAATATCCAGTAAGACCATATAGCGGATTTGTTGTTGTTAAGTTTTCTAACCTCATTGCATCTAGAGCCACGTAATAGTCAGATGATGGTGCTCCATCTTTTTCTACTTCAACATAGATTTTAGCAACGGTGACATTTTCCCAATTAAATGCTGAAGTATAATATAGCTCTTGTAGTTGTTTTGAAACAACAAAGTATCTTTGTGTTGCAAAGTTTGCCTCTTGTGGTGCAGTCCCAGCCGTGAATCCAGTATGATCAATATTGACAGTAAAGTTTGCATATTGGCCAGTAGGAGATGTGTCTGATGAAGAAAACTGAATTAAAATTTTTACATTATCTGGTACGGTCAAAGACTCTCCATTTTTATTTATCAAAGAGAAGGCTAGCTTAAGCTGGTCTGTTGGAGCATTCCTATTAAATGTTAAAGAAGTTCCAGTTTTCTGTATATGATTGCTACCAGTAACAACAGATAGTTGTTGTGTTGGATGAGTAGTTAAAGAAGCATTATTTCCAACAACCATTAGCATGTTATTTAAAAATCTACATCTTTCATTTCTAAGAACTCTTTCCTCATTTGTAAATGTTCGATTATCTGCATTAGTATGAAATACTGGGGTTTCTTGTAGTGTTCCATTAACAATATATTCTCCAATAATAACATCATCTTCGTCTAATGGCGTATATATGGTTGGAATTTCTTTAATTAAAGATTGTGTGTGATGCTCCCAGCCCTCTGTTTGATTAAACAAATAAAAGTTTTTGCTGTCAAAAGCACCTGCTGATGGATTGGCTTCTGCCGAAAACACTCCGACTTCTGTTATTTCATATCTTTCCTCTGTTGGCAACTCTGCTGTTAGTACGAGTTTTGTAAGATTGTTTTCATTAACATACCCCTTAGAAATAATTGGCACACGAAACATTTCAAAGTCTAGTGCATTTTTTTCAGCATATTCTTCTTTTTGCTCTGTGGTAAAACCAGGGGTGTCATCTTCTAAAGCAGAGGGGCCACAGCCCACAGCAATATATGAAGCATATGCTGGTGCTTGACCAATCAAGTATTTAGCTAAAATGCCCTTTCCAGTATCTGTAATCATTATTTTTCCTCAGTATATTGTATCATGTAGGTCGCTTAGTTTAGAAATAATCTGAACCTCTACCTCTTCTTCTAGCCTCATATTAATTAAATCTATTACAAGATCCCCGCTTGTTGGATGTATGTAGATATAATCACAGTTTGGCACCTGTTGATTACTAACAATATCAAATCCGCTTCCGCATTCTGGAACCTTGTTGTATAAAATAATTGGGAAATTTTTAAAGTAATCCCTATCTGTTTTTTGTAGTGCTAAGATGTTTTGTGGATTATACTGATAGTAAAGGCTTGTAACATTTTTAATTGGCTGATAGGTAATATTCTGACCATTAACAATATCATTTCTAATAATACTAATTATCTCTTGACCACCTATGTCTTCAAATAATAAGTTAGTCATGGTCTCTATTTTTTGATCTGCTGGAGTTGCATCATCAATAATATCTATCAATTCTTGTGTGGCAATTTTAACAGAGGATACCTGAGATTCTAGTTGTGATAGCCTGGAATTAATATTGTTATATACTTGTTCTCCAACTGTTATTGGTTTTGAGTCCATTATTTAACCTCACTTAAAAATGCAGTCATTTCTGGTCCATCTGGATTTGTAGAATATTCTATTTGATAAACAACAAATCTAGAATCTTCTGGTGCCACAATATCTATACTATCACTATCTTTATAGTTAATACTAACGATATCACCAAGTTGCAAAACTGGCAAACCGAATAATCTTACACCAATAGACCTTCTTGGCTTCATAATTTTTGATATTATCCATCCCATAAGATTTTCAGCATCATCGTGAGACTGAATGTATGGTGTGTCAAGGGTGAATTCTTTTCTTCCATGTGTTAGCCTGCTAACCTTTATATCTTGATACTCTTGCTTTGCTTTCCCTGGATAAGAAATTAGCTGTTGTCCAGAAAATTGCGGATTTGAGTGGTCACTCTTTTTATCAAAATATTCATCCACTGTTAGATCATGTGAGGATTCTTGCGTAAATGTTACCCCCTGAATTCTTAGATAGTTTCCACTTGTTTCATCAAGACTAAGCACTGTGTCTGTTGCATTGAAAATCATGAACTCTGCACCGTAGGAACTTGCTAAAAATCCAGAGGTTGTATAACCCTTTAATTTATTAAATGTTGGAGATAACTTAGCATATAATGCTGGGTATGCTTTGTCATACCTGATATTAAAGTAGGCGGCTTCCCTCATTATAGTTCCAAACTCTTCATAATATATATTATATTTGGGAGGCTCTGATGGGCTAATGTTTGATAAATAACTAGCTTGTATTACACCACTTAAAGCATATTTTCTAAAAGCCTCATCTACATCTATTTCATCTGAAGAAAAAACAGAACTTACTGGAGTGCTTAGTGCATATGAAGTATTTTGTGAATAATTATTTGTTATTGCATAAATATTTTCAAACATTGCTCTGGCACCACCACGAACAAACAAGCACATATTATTGTATATTGGTAATGGCTGACTGTCTATTACTGTTGCAATAAGTCTATTGTTTATATATAAGAAAAATTTTCTAGTCGTGCCAATATCTTCATATTCTACTGCAAGGTCATATACTGTTGGATTTTTTTCATTTGCCATTCTATATTGTCCGATAAACTGGCCACTATCTACTAAAATTTGTGCAGTTCCGCCCCAAAGCTTAATAGGAATTGCCTTTGATGCCTCGCCAAGATTGGGCTTACCAATTTTATAAAATAATATATTATGTAAATCAGCAGAGTTTTCATAAGAGTCTAAAACACCGTCTTCTGCCAATGCCACTATTTCAAGATAGTATCCATTATTTGTTTCTGGATTCATAAGTATTCCGATTCCACCAGAGGCACCAGAAATTATTGCTGGCTGATTTGGATTATTTGTTTGTCCCAAATAATAAGAAGATGCACCAATTGGACTTTGACCACTATTTTCGTTATTTTCAACTTTTCCAATAAGTCGAATTCTAGATCCAAAATGTTTAAATTTATTTTGCAATGCATTTAGCGGCTTATAAACATATGATATGAAGTCTGTGGGAGTTTCAGTAGTTGTAAATGATGGGCCAGTAAATACTAAAGCAGAAGACTGAACTGTTCCTGGAGCAATAATGTTTTTAGAGATATTTTCATATGATGGAGTATATGCTAATAAGTTTTTAATAATACCAGTTCTAGAAGATGTTTGGGCTAATGTGTTATTGATGCCTGCTGCACCAACAGAAATAGAAGTTTCAGTCGCTGTTCCAAATAGCTGTGAGCTTTTCATGGTGCAACCACGAACATTGGAATTTGAAGTCCAATAAGAGGATAACCCAGCATAATGGTTAACGATTGGCGTTCCAAATTGACCCCTACCGTGTTTTGCTACGGCACCATTTGCAAGGGTAGTTTGTCCATTAATAGTTCTATAATTTGGTTCAGAATATATTCTGACTCTTCCTGTTGGATACATTTTCCCATTAAATGGTAATTGTGCAAAATATTTTTGATATTCCCTTACACTTGTAATCCATACCTTGCCAATGCCTCCAGAAGTTACAGTATTTAAAGACAAATCTCCATTATTATTTGTTTGAACAACTCTTTTTTGTACTCCAGGAATTTCAAATTCAATGGCATCATATTTTATAACTTCTCCATTAGCATAAAAATATCCATTATACCTTGTCATCCAATAAACACTTTCACCAAAATCCATAGTATTATTTTGTATAATTCCATTAACTACAGTTGGTGGAGTCTCTAATAAATCTGATTTAAGTGGTATTGCAGACAACACATAACTTGATTGATTTCCAAGTGCATCATTTTGTGATTTAGTATTTTCAGTTCCTGCTACCTCCCAAAGCAAAGCTGGCTTATAAATCCAAACCTTGTCTTGATCAATCATGCTTGCTTGTCTAATTGACCCAACAGATCTTTGAATGTATCTTGTAGAATAAGTTATTTTCCCATCATTAAAAACATCATCCTTTTGACTAGCAATTTCTATAATATTTGCAAGCTTTGTGTTTGTGGCCTTATTAGAAATCTGCCCATCTATTTCAAAATCTTTAGTTCCATAAAGAACAAGATCTACATCCCTTTCGTTATTTGATGGCAAGATATGTTCTTTAGTCATTACAACTAAATTATTATACTCATCAAAAAACATAGCACTCTGAGTAGATATGGCAATTTCATTTAGAACCTGTGCAACTGTTTTATCTGGTGCAATAAAAAAATATGGGACGATTGGTTCTGATGTGCCCTCTATTCGTTTAAACAAGTAATTAGAAAAACCTATTGAGTCAAGTAGCATTGATACGGCATAGCTCAGTGATGCTTCTTGTACAAGTATTTGTGGGGCAGTCTTTGATTCAAAGTAAAAGAAAAGATCTCTTAAATTAAGAGAAACGGATCTATCATTTGTATTTATTTCTGGAAAACCCTCGGAGTACATTGTTTTAATTGGAACATAGTAATCATATCCATTAACATCAACAACTATTTCATAAAATTTAAATTGAATATTTTTTGTTAAATAATTTTTAATGATGCTATTTGTGTTTGTTGAGCTAAAAGCTAGGTCGTAATCAAATAAGTCTAGTGCTCCAATGCCAGCCAATAACTGA